TTGTTATATCATGGTGAAATTTAAAATGCCAGTTTTTTGAATTCAAGGAGGAAACTATTATGGCAACTATTGATCTCAGAACAGAAACGATTGGAGCCATTCCGTCAGATGCGATCAGGGCTCATGCAGCCATCGTAATACCTATCAATGCAACGAAGGTATCCGGTGGTCTCGTGAGTGGGAACACATATTACCTTGGAGAAATCCCGGCAGGATTTACCCTCAAAGGGACTGCCCTCCGTGTTAAGACCGCAAGTGCCTTGACGGGGACTATGACCCTGCAAGACGGGTCGATCACTCCCCTTGCGGCTCAGATAATGAACGCAGCCGGGATGTTCTACGGTACGGTTTCTCTGCCGAAGTATTACAAGGTCGCCACGATACTCTACGGAGTGATCGCAACAGCAGACATCGTCGATGCCATCTTCGACGTGATACTTGATGGCATACAACTTTTACCTGAATAAACCTTTGACGGGGGGGCCTTAATTGGCCTCCCCTTGAGTAACAAGGCCGGGAAGCTCAGACGCTTGTGAATAAAAAGGAGGATTACCATGAGATATGAACAACTTTCCATTGGAGAAGCAACCATTGACATGATTAGGGGCGGTGCAAGTCTCGATATGTTCACCAAAAAGATTTTCGTTGATCCGGTCAATGGAAGCGATAGTGCCTATGCCGGAAAGAGCATTTCAAATGCCAAGAAGACATTGGCAGGCGGATATGCGGCATTGACCGCAAACAAGAATGAGGCATTAATCCTGGTTCCAGGGGCAAGTTACCATAACTTAATCGCATCATTCGTATGGGCCAAAGATTTTACTCACCTAATCGGTCTTGATGGCCCAGGAGTGTATGGCGGAAGATGCAGGATTCACGATACGGCAGCATTCGCTGGAATCCTGTTTAGTATTCTGGCTAAGGGATGTAAGTTTAAGACTATCCATTGGCAAAGAGATTTCGATAGTGCCCTTGGAGTACAGAATGTCACAGTAGGAGCGGGTAGCTCCTATAACTATTTTGAGGATTGTCAATTTGACTCCCCGATCATAGCCACCCTTGGTGCGGAAGCCTATCGGAATTTGTCTGGTGCAGGAGCCAATGGGTCTAATACTTTTAGGAGATGTACCATAGGGCATTGGAATCAGTTGGCCGCCTCCACAACTGGTTATCAACTTCACCTGGCGGGTGAGGAGACTTCTTGGAACTTCATGGATTGTGTGTTCATGTGGTACACAAACCAGGCAACAATGACTCCTATTGCGATTGATGATCTGGTCTCCGAAAACGTTTATACATTGTTTGATAACTGTCGTTTTCTGGGCCTTGGCACTGAAGTATTGGGACTTTGCAAGGCCAGTGTTCCCGCCCATGGAAAGGTGATTTTCATGGATTGTAAAAGCGTTGGAGCTGCGGAATATTCCGCAGCGGCCAATTCCAGGATATTCGTATCCAATGGTGAGGCAATCGCTGGAGCGGCTGGTGGAATTGCTGTACCTATAACATAAAAACTGTTTATCTTTGGGGAGAGTGGAACTTTAAACATTCCACTCTCCCCCTAAAATTTGAGGTATCTCTGTATGGCCAGTGATAATAAAAAAATTCAAATAAGTGTCCTTTTTAGTAATTTAGAGGACTTAACCAATTTGGTGAAAGTTGATGCTACATTAGTCGCCGAAAAAGCAGAGTTAGCAGCCTCTAAAACGGGTTTACTTATCGAGAAGATCGATACTCTTATTGCTAATCTTGCCACAGCTAATAGTAAGCTGGACGACATCATGGTTAAACTGGATGTGTGAGTTTTTTCCTTCGTGGGGTTAAATGGTTAAACCTCTCATAGGAGGACTATGAACACAAAGGAAATTCTCACTTCGACGAGGGTGGATAAACTCGATGATGTAAAGGGATACGGAAAAGGATATGAACTCTGGAAAGACGAGGAACTTCTTCGTCACCTGAATTTTATTCTGAATGAATGGTGCAGGCAGACTCTTTGCCTTCGAGATTCTTCTACCGAGGCTATCTGCAAAATTCTCCTCCTTTCAAATCAACACACCTATCCCATGGATTCAAGAATTATCGCTCTCCACAAAGGAAGACTCCTGAGCGGATGGCCGAACATTGAAGTTAAAGATGAACTCTGGCTCAATGACAATATCTTTTCATGGGAGACACGGACAGGCGATCCCCTCTATCTCGTGCCAGATTATGAAGCGGCGAAGTTGAGGGTTATTCCTTATTTCAATACAGACGGATATTTCTCCGGCCCGATGACCTTTGCGACGGCGGATAAGAGCATCACGAAGGCAGGTGCAAACTTTTCCACTTATCTTTCAGTCGGTAATCAAGTGGTCATCTCCGGCACTACCATTAACCTTGGAACTAAAACTGTCGTCACGGCCACCGCAGATGCCTTCACGGTGAGCGAATCTATCACGAACGAAACTCCTTCTGCGGCAATTATTCAGGAAGTTAGAGATACGTTGTGGCTCTCTACCTCTCGGTTGCCGCTTACTCAATTAACCTTAGCTTTATGGGAAAGTCAATCACCGGAGATCAACTTCGATTATCACCCAAAATTGATCGACGGAATTTTAAGAGAGGCTTATTTGAAACAGGATGCGGAATGTTATGACCCAAAAGCCTCAGATAGACACAGGATTTTATTCGAGGCGAGCAAAATGCTTGCCAAAAAAGAGAAGTATCGACTCAGACATTCAAGTCGTGTTCTTAGCCCGCACAGGGGAGCGATCTAATGGTTGAACCATGGATGGATTTTAGAAACTTTCTCGGTGTAAATAACATGGCCGACCCTTTGAGAATCCCGGTCGGAAAGGGAGGAACATATCTTGAAGTCGGAGAAAACATCGACATCGATGACGAGAAGATGATGCACCGAAGGAAAGGATTTGAATCTGTTCTCTCTGGAGATGTTCGTTCCCTCTGGTCGAATGGAAAGTATTGTTTTTTCTGCGAAGGGATTTATCTCAAGAGACTTTTTGAAGATTATAAGACCGAGATTCTTCTCTCGATTTTGAAGTCAGAAGAGAAAATGAACTTTATCGAAGCGGACGGAACGATCTATTTCTCGAACCGTTCGATTGTCGGATACATCGAAGATGGCCAGACCCATCCTTTTCCTAACCCGAATTTTAAATTTAAGAAGAGAATGGTCGGAGGTCATCTAATCGAATTTTACAATTCGAGACTCTATGCGGCCCAGGGATCGAAAGTGTTTTTCTCCGATGCAACCCAACCTATGAGAATGGATATGAGAAAAAATTTTCTCCAATTTGGCGGTTGGATTACCATGATTAAGGGAATTAAGGATGGTCTTTATGTTGGGGCCGGAGATGACGTTTTCTTTCTTTTGGGGGGTGATCCTCTTCTTGAAGGTGGATTTTTTTACGATAAAGTTACAGATAGTAAGGTAATTGAAGGCTCTGCAATCAGCATTGAAGGAGAAGACGTTGGCCCAGGTCTTCTCGGTCGGACGGCTTTGTGGGCCTCGGAAGATGGTATATATCTGGGTCTCCCCGGAGGTCAGGTTAAAGAAGTGACCAAGGGAACTTATGGGGTGAAAGACGGCGAGAAGGCCACGGCGATCTACAAATGGGATCGAGGCTTCGGCCAATATCTTTGTCTTTACGAAAAGGTTGAAGGAACCGGTGGCGGTGAAATTAATCTCACAATGTCTATGCCATCCATTGAGATGGTAGGTCATTAAAAGGAGGAAACGAAAATGGCTGAAAAATATTCGACTGGTTTAAGAAATTGGTTGCTTGGCGGGAAAGACCTGCGGGAAGCCTTCGATGATTTTATCATCAAGGTCTTTTCGGGCTCTGCCCCATCGGATGCAGATCAGGCGGAAGGCGTCACGGCCCTCTGCACAATCACTAAAGCCTCTCAGACAGTAGATTCTACGGAGGTTTCGACGGCGAAACAGGCATTAATTCCCATCATGGTTGCCGCAAGTGCTTCAGTCGTAAGCATTAAGATCAACGGGACGGACTATAATTATACCGTGCCTGCCGGGAGTCCAAGCCTGACAGCAACGGCTTTAGCCGTCGCTCAGATGCTTGATGGAATTCCAGGGGTTGATGCCGTGGCTGTGGTATCTCATGGAACCACCGATGGTAACGTAGTTGTGAGGTCAAGTATTAGGGGGTTAGCTCTCACGGTAGCTGATGGAGCAGCCAAGACAGCCACATACACTATCGCTGACAATACAGTTACTAACGCCCGGTGCGATGCCCTTCAATGGGGAGCACCAGCGAGTGCTTCGATGTCGAAACCTGCTGAAGTATGGTCTGGAGTGAACGCCGCCACCGGAACTGCGGCATGGTTTAGGATCGTGAGGCCAGATGATACCGGAGCCCTTTTGACCGGAGATGCTTTAGCAATTACCAGAAGGATTCAGGGGGCCGTTGGGACAAGTGGCGCAGAACTCAATCTCTCGAACATCAATCTTGTAATTGGTGCAACACTGACAATCGATACGGCAGTTTTTAGCCTCCCAGTCGGTTAATGGAGGTGGGCCATGACTGTTAGTGCTACCCTAAGCAACCATTTTAAGTACCAGCTTGCAAAAAAGCTGATCGACCTCTCTGCCGACTCGATTATCATCTGTTTAATGCGTTCTGGTTTCGTCTTCAACCGGGATGACTATGCGGTAAAGATCAATTTCAAGACCAATTCCGGTGCGATCTCAATAACTTTCTCCACGTCTAAAACAATCACAAGAACTTCCGGCTCCTTCCTCACCAATGGATTTGTCATCGGAAACAAAATTACTACCGATGCCTCTCTAAATCCAGGGCCATTCACGATCACGGACGTTACTCAATACATCATTACGGTGAGTGAGACCGTACTGGATGAAGGCCCGGTCACAAAGGTAGTGACTTCGGACGATGAACTTGCGACCCTCTATGGCTACACTCAATATACGAAGGAACTTACCACTAAATCCTTGGCCGAAGACGATATAAATAATCGAGCCGAAATGACTTGCGATGACATGATTTGGACGGCGAGTGGAGGAACGATTGGCCCATCTTCCGGTGCTTTGTTGGTGGACAATACTACATCGGATAAAACGGTGATTGGATACCTCGATTTTGGAGGAGACCAACAAGCAACGACCGGCCTAACTCTTTCTGTCGAAGATATAAAGATAAGGGTTTCCTGATTTTTTTTGGGAATCGTACTTTATCTTCAGTCTATATCATCCCAGGATGGTGGAGGTTTAAATTCTTAAAAAAAGGAGGAATGCGAAATGGCTGGCCCAGTAGCAAACAAAATTATTCTCCCTTTAGATACGGCGAATACAGGAAAAAACGTTAGGACTCAAACACGGGTCGTCGGAAGCGATACCGTCCACGAACACTTTTTTGTCAAAAATCGTTTGGCTGCGATCCTTGGGGTCTATCGACTTGCAATGGCTCAACAAGCGATATTGGCAACGGCGCATGATGGCACAACAACGGCCTTCTTATGGTTTCATGTTCCTATCGGAAATTCTGGCAAAAAGGTTCGGGTTAGGAAAATAGTTATTGATTCCGAATCCTCAACGGCTCTTGTAACGCTGAGTGCTCCAAGGATTGTTATTTCCCGGATCACATTTACGGGAACGGCGAGTGGAACACAATTAACACCGGTGAAATTGGATTCTGCTTTTCCGACTCCCGTTGCCGATCTTCGGACTGCATATACCGGACTTTCTGTAACCCTTGTTGGTTCTCTTGCCTCCGCCGGAATTTGCAACGCATTGACGGCCGTTGGCCAATCCATCTTTGGGCCATTTGATTTGATAAACAGTCCTGAAGAAGATGATTATATCGTCCTCGCTTCTGGAGAAGGATTAGCGATATGGCAGGAGCTAAATGGTACAACGAGTGACACAAGAAAGGTCGGTATTACAATCGTGTGGGATGAAATAGATACGGCGTGAAATAGATGACCGAAAAAAATTGGAAAATAAACGATTCGATTCCAATCGACTTGTCGATGGAATTTGATCCAACTCAGGTTCCCCTCGAAGCCACAATCTCGATGAGTGCCACAGTCGTCGTAACGACAAGCATTGTCCTTACGATGCCCATGCCTACTCTTCAAATGACTGGCCGTGCTGAGATTACCGATCTTCTTTTAGAGATGCCAGTTCCACAACTTTCCATGCACGGACTCACAGGAGCAACTGGAGACCTTCGGCTTACAATGCCTATGCCGACCCTCTACATGGAACAGGGTGGTATTCTTGTTTTGACGATGCCGGTTCCGGCCCTACAAATGGCCGGTCTTAATGGAGCGGTGGGAAATATTTTACTTAGAGGAATTCTTCCCTCTCTCGGCATGACTGGTTATCTAAACGAAGTCGGTGCTTTAGTCCTTACGCTTCGTCCTCCAAGTTTATTGATGACCGGCAGGGAAAGTGAGATCGGAAACCTGATCTTATCTTTAAGACCTCCGAGACTTTCCATGCACGGTCTCGCCGGAATTGTGGGATCGCTCTCTCTGCAATTAAAACCTCCTCGTCTTTTAATGTCTGGATTCATCGAGGCAAGGGGACACCTTGTTCTAACGAT